GTCCGAATTTTGTAAATTAGACAGGATTGATATTGACAAAAGAGATGTCAGTGTATTTTCACTAGCTGGCAGCGCTCATATGTTCCCTAATATTTTAGGTCATTTTATTAATGAGTCAGACTTTTTACATAATAAATTTGCCAATTGTTCTTTAAAAGGTTTTAACAATTGTACAGAGCCTGAGATTACTTCAACTGATGTGGTTGCTGAAAAATTGCCACATATTTTGAGGTATAGAAGTACTGATGGACCAGAAGAGCATGTTTCTGAGCGAGCCTTTAGCTATTATGCCAATACTAACAATGGAGATTGTGGTTCAATATTGTTCCATGATAGTCATGCTTTAGCGCAAAGAGTTATCTTAGGCATACATGTAGCTGGCGGTAGATCTAACACATTAGCCAAAATAGCTTTTAGTTCAGTTGTAACCCAAGAAGAGCTCATAGAAGCTGTGGGCAAGTTTGACAAATACAATGCTCAGGGCCCAGTTATCCCAGATGAACCATTTATTAAACCTAACGAAAATGGCTTTATGTTATATGATCACTATCCAGTTGTGGCTAGGGCTAAGAGAAATCTTAATCCCATGAAAACAAGCTTAGTTAAAGTTGAGCCGTTATATGAATTGCTTGGACCTAGCACTAAGAAACCAGCAATGCTTAGACCATTTACTTTAGATGGAGTGAGGATAGATCCCATGCGCAACGCTATAGAGAAATATAGTAGGCCGCAATGTCATATAGATGCCCATTTGTCTGAAATTTGTGTAGCACACACATTTTCTACCATGATAGAAAGATCTGGGACTTGTTCAAATAAAGGGATACTTAATTTCCAAGAATCAGTGGAAGGTATGCCGAATGAGAGATTTATAGATGCCATTCCCAGAGGCACTTCTGCGGGTTATCCACACTGTGAGAAGAAAAATAGTTCTCTCAAAGGTAAGAAAGCCTGGTTTGGTGAGGATGGAGATTTTGATTTCACCACGCCATTAGCCATTGATTTACTTAAAGATGTAGAACAATATATAGATAAAGCAAAGAAATTAGAAAGACATCCAATTATTTTTATGGATTGTCTTAAAGATGAATTAAGAGACAATATTAAAGTTGATGCTGGTAAAACACGACTAATATCCGCAGCTCCACTAACGCACACCATAGTTACAAGAATGTATTTCATGCGTTTCAATCAATGGTGTATGGAAAATAGAGTGGCTAATGGAATGGCCATAGGAGTCAATCCTTACAGCTCAGAGTGGACTGATATTAGAGATTCCATGCAAATGATGGGGCCTGACGTTATAGCAGGCGATTACTCTGGGTACGATTCTTCAGAAATATTACTTATAGCGGAAAAAATAGTTAAATATATCAACTTCTGGTATGGTGATGGAGAAGAAAATGCTAATGTTAGAAGAATGATAATTTTAGATATGTTTTCTTCCACCCATATTAATGGAGATGTTATATATTCGTGGTTGTGTTCACTACCTTCTGGTTGTGGCTTAACCACTATTGTTAATTCTATATATAATAAAGTGGTTATTAGAATGGCCTACGTTACTTGCATGGGTAGAAACTATAAGTCTTTAGATACTTTTAACGAGAATGTTAATGAAATGGTATATGGAGATGATAATATCATAAATGTGTCAATTAAAGTACAGGACCTATTTAACATGACTTCAATAAGAAGTGCCGTCAATGAAATTGGCATGGACTATACGGATGAAACCAAGAGTGCAGATTGTGTTACTGTTTTTAGGTCTATTTATGATGTGACTTTCCTTAAAAGGCACTTTGTATACGATTACCATTTAGACCAAGTTATAAGTCCGTTAGAATGGGAAACCGTTAGACAAATGATGAATTATGTTAAAATGAACGTCGATCAGACTTCTGTAGTCCAATCTGCATTCAAATCATTTATTATGGAGGTGTCCTTACACGAAAAAGAAAAATTCGATGATGTAGTAGCTAAGTTCGAAGAGCCAATGAGGAAGCATTTTAACTTCTCATTGTTTACAAAGGATGTTTTCCTTCAGCGGGATATAACGCTGAAGCAAGACATTCGCTACTAACCTATTTTGATCCTCCACACACTTATACAATTAGACTCTGAGGCCAAAGAGTGTGTGGTTGCATATAGGCTTCTATAGACATTATTTATTTAAATTTACTAATCAAGATGTGTCCTAAAATAAATCTAGACCCCTTAGAGCCAATTAGAATGGGCAGGTCCCCACCTTTTTGTCAATAGACCAGCTGAAAATAATTTAGAAAATGGTTCCGCAGTTACCATAAATGAAAACATGCTTAACACCGTTTCGAGTACGCTCAAAACGACCAATTACGATTTTTTGTATATACCTAATCCTATGACCAAATTCAGTACAGATAATGTTGAACATTCTTTGCACTCTTTTTTGGCTAGGCCCGCCCCTTGTCCTGGTGGAGAAATAACATGGACAAATGCTAGTGCTGCCAATGTAGATCTTATGACTATGAATATTCCTAGTGGTATATTCTCTTCTACTCCTATGTTCGCAGAAAAAGTTTCTGGTTTTTATGGATTTAGAGGAACTATGGTCATAAAAATTCAAACCAACGCTCAAAAATTTCAAACTGGAATATTGCTAGTTAGTGTTGTCCCTTGTTCTGGACATATAACCAATAGCAGAATTTCAGTTATTAAAAATTTGACTTTGAAAAGTCAATTACCTAGTGTTAGAATGAATGTGGCTGAAACAGATGAAGTTGAGATTAGAATACCCTTCACTTCCCCAGAATTGTTTTACAATTTTTCAGCTCCAATAGATTGGGCAAGAGTTTTTGTGACTGTTTATAGTCCTAGCACTGGTGGTGATATTCCTATCACCTGTTGGTGTCATTTTGAAGACACTGAGTTCTTATATCCTGCTGCTCAATCTGGCATTAGCAGTAAGGCTACTAAAAAGAAGAGTAGGAAATATGATAATTCTGATTTAGA